GATACTTTCCACGCCCAAAATTTTACTAGGCACAAAATTTACAATGTGGTTACAAAATCGCCCAGTATAACAATCTGGTTACAAAATATATTCTCAATAAGCAACTAAATCTCAATAAAAATGCGGAATTATACCACGACCACAAATGTTTTGCTAATGTAACCTTAAGGAAGTTACAAAAATCGCATGGCACTTATTAGTAGGTCAGAAGCAGCAAGATTAAAGAAGGTAAGTCCGCAAGCAGTATATAAAGCAATAAATCAAGGAAGGGTAACGCCAGTTGTTGATAATGATGGAAAGGTAATGCTAGATAAGGATGCGTTTGAGACTGATTGGGAGAAAAGCTATCGCCCATTACCTGTAAAGAAAAATAATTATCACAAGCCAAGACAGAAGGCTGTTTCTAGTGACATCCCTGCCTATGAAGAAAGTCGTGCAAGGACTGAACATCTTAAGGCTGAGTTGTTAGACATAGAACGCAAGCAAAAAGAACAACAGCTTGTTGACAGTAAACAGGTGCAAGCAAAATGGTTAGAGGTTATATCTATCGCTAAGAACAAAGTATTAGGTATTCCTAGTAAAGCAAAACAACGCATTCCAGAATTAGATGTTTCTGCCATGAATTGTTTAGAAGATATCGTTAGGGAATCTTTAGAAGAGATAGCTAATACACAGGCTGCATGACAAATCTTTTTGAGTTAGAACAATTAGCATTTGAAGCATTTCGTCCTCCTAAAAAATTAAGCCTTAGTGAATGGGCAGATGAATATGCATATCTTTCCGCAGAAAGTTCAGCAGAGGGAGGTAGATGGCGTACACTGCCATATCAGAAAGGTATTATGGATGCGATTACTGATCCTAGTATCGAGCAGGTGACAGTAATGAAATCAGCAAGGGTTGGATATTCTAAAATTCTTAATCATGTTATTGGATATCACATACATCAAGATCCATGTCCAATGATGATTGTCCAGCCAACTATTGAAGATGCCACTGGATATTCTAAAGAAGAGATCAGCCCGATGTTAAGAGACACTCCTTGTCTACAAGGTTTGGTAAGTGATCCTAAATCTAAGGATGGAGAGAATACGTTATTACAGAAAAAGTTTCCTGGTGGTACTCTTGGTCTTGTCGGTGCTAATTCTGCTCGTGGTTTTAGAAGAGTTAGTAGACGTATCGTATTATTCGATGAGGTAGATGGTTATCCACCTTCAGCAGGTACAGAAGGAGATCAGATAAAGCTAGGTATAAGAAGGGCAGAGTGGTATTGGAATAAAAAGATAGTTGCAGGGTCAACACCTACTGTTGAGGACTTTTCTCGTATAGAAAAGCTATTTAGTGAATCTGATCAACGTAGATACTTTTGTCCATGTCCAGAATGCGGTGAAATGCAGTATTTTGTCTGGGATAACATCAAATGGCAGGGAAATGACCTAAATACCGCTGCATATGCGTGTAAATCATGCGGTGTTTTTATACCTCACAGTAAAAAACGATGGATGGTAGAAAGAGGAGAATGGCGAGCTACTGCTGAAGGTAATGGTAAACACGTTGGTTTTCATATTTGGGCAGGTTATTCGTATTCACCAAATGCATCATGGTCTAATTTAGCGGAAGAATGGATGGCATCAAAGGATAATCCAGAACAATTACGCACGTTTATTAACACTGTTTTAGGTGAAGTCTGGGCTGATGAATATGAATCTAAGGTTGGAGCTAATGCCTTGATGGAAAAAGCTAGTAAAGAAGAATATGAAAAAGGGATTCCACCAGAAGATGTTCTTGTATTGTTGGCTGGTATTGATACGCAAGATGACAGATTAAGTTTGTCTGTTTGGGGTGCTGGTAGGGAAGAAGAGTTTTATTTATTAGATAGAGTAAAAATATATGGCTCACCATCAAGACCTGATGTTTGGCAACAGTTAGATGAAATATTACAAACGCCCTATACAAATGTAAATGGTATAAAGATGCGTATTGAAGTAGCTGCAATAGATACTGGTGGTCATTTTACTGATGAGGTCTATAGATATGTAAGAGAAAGAGCTAAGTTAGGAATGATTGCTATAAAAGGTGTTGGTAAACTCAGGAATGAATCTTTTCTAAGTAAACCAAACAAAATAGATTATGGATCTAAAGGAAAAACTAGAAAAGGTAGTGTTCAGTTGTTTTCAGTTGCTGTTAATAAAATTAAGACACAAATGCATCGCAGATTAAAAGAAGCAGAGCCAGGTAAAGGTGCTTTGCATTTTTATCCGACTATAACTTCTGATTATTTTGAAGAATTAACAGCAGAAAGAGAAATTAGAAAACAACGTAATGGATATCAGTTTGATCGGGTATGGGTTAAGAAAAGTGGCGTAAGAAATGAGGCTTTAGATGAAATGGTTTATGCATATGCTGCATTACATCGTTTGTATCAAATTTATGACCGTAGAACATTATGGAATCAATTAGAGAAACGATATAAAGAACAAAGTGGTGAATCTAAACAAAATAAAGGTAGAATAAAGCAAAAGATAGTACAATCTGATTATGTTACCAATTGGTAAGCTTTACTATGTTTAAATCTGATATACCTAGTGTTATAGTTGCTGGTACTACTATTGAATGGGTAGACGAGTCTACAACTGCTGGAATAAATAACAATATTACAAGTCCTGATTGGACATTAGAATATTATTTACGTACAAATACAGCAAGTCAAGGTCATACAGTAGCTGGCACACAATATTCTGGAAGTACAGGTTGGGAATTTACGATTACTGCAACTGTATCTGCTAATTTCAATGCAGGTGATTGGTTTTGGTCTGCAAGAGCATTTAATAGTGGCAAAGTTTTTGAAATAGCTACAGGGGAGTTAGAAGTTAGGCAATCTTTACAATATTCTGGTACACCTGGAGCTATAGATAACAGAACACAAGCACAAATTGATTTGGATAACATAACAGCAGCTATCAGAGCTATTGTCACAGACAAGGCAAAAGAATACACTATTGGAGATCGTACTTTTAAACGTCTTGATTTACCTGTGTTAATTGCAAGGGAAAGTCAACTAAAAAGTATTGTTAAAAGTGAGCAACGTGCATCACTTGTTTCACAGGGTCTTGGTGACCCTAAGAAACTTTATGTACGTTTTTAGGAGTCTAAATGGGATTAGTTAACGCATGGAAAGGCTTTTTTACCTCAAATCAAGAGGTTTTTGAGCAAAAAGAGACAAAACCAAAGAGAAGAGCATATTCTGGTGCAAGAATAGATCGGAATACTGCCTCCTGGGTTACTAATCAAACTTCTGCTGATCAAGAATGGAAACAAGGCATAACAAGATTAAGATCTAGAGTTCATGATCTTGTTCGTAATAATAATTATGCTGCACAGGCAATAAGATATTCTACAAATCAAATTGTTGGTACTGGCGTTAGGTTGCAGGTACAAACAAGAAAAAGAAGAACAGGTGATTTATATACACAGATAAATGAGCAAATAGAAACGCAATGGTCTATGTGGGGTAGGAAAGATAGTTGTGATGTAAGAGGTGTCCTATGTTTTTCTGAATTGGAAAGACTAGTAGTCAGATCAATGATAGAGAGTGGTGAAAGTTTTGTAATTATGCATCGTAAACAGTTTGGTAGAAGTAAAGTTCCTATTGCATTAGAAGTAATAGAGGCAGATCAGTTAGATGAAGATTACAAAGGAAAACTTACCGAACCGACAAATACATGGCGGTTAGGTATTGAGATGGATCAATATCAACGTGCTGTTAATTATGCTTTCTTAACAAAACATCCTGGAGATAGTAATTTTACTGCTCCTCTTGGAATGAAAAAACATATTATCGTGCCAGCAAAAGATGTAATACATTTATTTATGCCACAAAGACCAGGTCAACATCGTGGTGTTCCATTTCTAGCTAGTGCTATAAGTCATCTACATCAGCTAGACGGATATATAGAGGCAAGTTTAATAAGGGCAAGAGCATCAAGTGCTTTGATGGGCTTTATTGAAACACCAGAAGGAGAGTTAGATGCAGGTGGTGAAGTTTATGATTACGACAGAGTAACTAGCTTTGAACCAGGTCAGTTTAAATACCTTGAACCAGGAGCTTCTGTAACAATACCTGATATGGATAGTCCTAACGGTGAGTTTGATCCTTTTGTCCGTACAATGCTTCGCAGTATGGCAAGCGGTTTAGGTTGCAGTTTTGAGGCGATTTCTTCTGACTATTCTCAGTCAAACTATAGTTCTAGTCGTCTAGCAATGATTCAAGACAGAGATCATTGGAGAACAATACAGCAGATGTTAAAAGAAAATTTTTATCAGCCAATATATGAGGCGTGGTTAGAGATGGCTGTTATGAATAACGCATTACAACTTCCTACTTACGAGACAGAACCAGAAAGATACGAAAAGGTTAGATGGGTTTGTAGAGGATATAGCTATGTTGACCCACAGAAAGAAGTAGCTGCTATGAAAGATGCAGTAAGGTCTGGATTTAAAACATTATCAGAATGTATTGCAGAATCTGGTGGTGATGTTGATGAACTTCTTGTACAAAGACAGGCAGAACTAGCAAGGTTAGATGAGATGAATATTGTTACAGATTCTGATCCTAGTGCTACAACACAATCAGGTGGTTCACAATTTAAACCAGTAGGTTCGATTGATCCTTTTGGTGATACTTTAGAACCGACAGGCGAAGATGCCGAAAACATATCGGAGGAAGCAAGTGGCGACTATTAATGGTAAGGAAAAGTTTTTCAGATCCAAAATCCGCTAGAATAAAGAAGCTACGTTCTATGCCTGTGACTAAAACTAAAAAAAGAGCAGCACCAGATGCTTTAAAAACTGGAGATTTTGTACGTTGGAATGCTTCTGGTAACACAGCTAGAGGTAAGATTACAAGAATTGAAAGAGATGGTCAGATTGATGTGCCAAGCTCTGAATTTGTTATCAACGGAACAGCGGATGATCCAGCAGCTTTAATACAAATCTATAGAGATGGTGAATCTACTGATATATATGCAGGTCATAGATTTAGCACACTAACCAAGATAGATCCTATAAGAAGTATTACAGAATGTTACAAACGTAGTGGAGAAACTACCTTTGCAGAAAAAGACGAAAGGATTTATGAATTTGCTTTCTCAAGTGAGTTCCCAGTAGCTCGTGGATTTGGTATGGAAGTACTTAGTCACGATGAAGGTGCGATGGATTTAGGAAGGCTAAACAACTCTGCACCACTATTGTTTAACCATGACCCTAATAAAGTTATAGGTGTTGTTGAACGTGCTTATGTTGATAAGAAGAAAAAGAAAGGTTACTCAAGAGTTAGATTTAGTAAAAATAGTTTTGCAGAAGAAGTAAGGCAAGATGTTCAAGACGGCATTTTACGCAATGTCAGCACAGGATATGTAATTAATGACATAAAAGAGAGAGATAATGACTTTTTAGCGACAAATTGGCAACCTTACGAGGTTTCTATTGTCGCAACACCTGCTGACACATCAGTAGGTATAGGTAGGTCACTAGTTGATAGTGATACTATGCCTATTGACGAAAATCATCCTATTATTGATGATAAGCGTGAAAACGCAGATACGGCTTCTGTCGTACCAACTAAATCCCATAGCCCCAAAAAGCAAATGCCCGAAGAACAGAACCTAGAGGTTGTGCGTTCAGAAGCTAAGAAAAAAGCTCAAAGCGAAGAACGTACAAGAATCAGGGAAATCTCTGCACTATGTAGCAGACACTCATTATCAGAAATGGGTGAGCAAATGATTGAAAACGGAACTGCACTAAATGAAGCAAGAGCTAATGTTCTTGAAAAGTTAGGTGCTAAAAAGATTGAAACAGTAACTCCTGTTGAGTTCAATCAAAAAGAAAACAGAGAATATAAAATTTCTGCTGGTATTCAAGCTTTATGCGATGGCAACTGGGATAGACCAGGTGCTGGTTTTGCTAGAGAAGTTTCCCAAGACATTGCTAAAAGCAGTGTTACAGGTGGAAGCAGTAGATCATTATTTATTCCTTACTCTGCACTAAGTAGAGCTACATACGTTACTTCTGGTGCTACAACTGGTGGAAACATCGTTGCTACAGATTTAAGGGCTGATGATTTTATCGAAGCATTAAGAAACAACACAGTAATGGTTGGTCTTGGTGTTCAAGTCTTATCAGGACTTGCTGGTGATGTTGCAATCCCAAGAAGATCAGGTGTAGCTTCTACAGGCTATCTATCAAGTGAAACTGCTGCTCTTAGCCAAGCAGAAAGTACATTTGACCAGATTTCAATGACTCCAAAAACATTAGGAACACTGTCAAAATTCTCTAGGAATATGCTTATACAGGCAACTCCTGGAATTGAAACCTTAGTGAGAAATGACCTTTCTACCGGAATTAATGTTGGTCTTGATCTTGGTATTTTAAATGGTACTGGTTCATCAGGTCAGCCTACAGGTATCATGCAAACATCTGGTATTGGATCAGTTGCAATCGGTACTAACGGTGGTGCGATCACAGTTGATAAGCTAGTTGATCTTGAAACTGCAATTATGGAAGATAATGCAGGTGTTAATGCAGATTCTATTTCTTATGTAACCAACGCTAAAGTGATGGGTGCTATTAAGAAACTTAAGACTTCTGGTGGTGAGTATCTTGTTAACAACAACCTACAAGCTTTAGGTAGAGGTGCAACTCCAATTGCTGTTAACGGCTATCCACTAGCTATGACAAACCAAGTTCCAAGTAACCTTACAAAAGGTTCTACATCAGGTTCTTGTTCTGCTGTTGTTATGGGTGACTTCTCACAAGCAATCTTAGGATTATTTGGTGGTGGAGTAGAAATTACAGTTGGTGAAGACAGTGATGACTTCGCTAAGAACTTAACTTCTGTTAAGGCTGTAGTTGCATTTGATGTTGCTGTTCGTCATGCACAATCATTTGCTGCAATCTTAGACGTAACCACATAATTGGTTTACTATAGGGGGTATTACACCCCCTTTTTTTTTATGAAAGTAAAGTGTTTAGAAAACGTATGTGCTAGTGGATCTGCATTAGAGGCTGGAGAAACATACGAAATAAGTGATCGTGATTTTGCATTGTTAAGTTCTATGGGCAAAGTTATAGAAGCTCCTGTAGAAATAGCAAAGCCTAAAAAAACAACAGCAAGAAAAAAGTAAATGGCATTAACTGAAGATGCAACTACATTAAATATTTACTTAGATGATTTTGGTAAAACTTGTCAGATAGGTTCTGGCAGTACTTTTTTAGGTATACTCGATAAACCAACAGAAATAATAGGCGGTGGTATGGCTACATCTATTGAATATTTACTAACATCAAAAACAACAGATGTAGTTTCTGCTGCAAGAGGTACTTCTATAACTGTAGATTCTTCAAGTTATACAGTAAGAGAAAACTTATTAATAGATGATGGTAGTTTTACAACACTTTTATTAAGTAAGGTCTAATGGCAGATACCAGAAGAGAATTAATATTAACAAGAATGAAGACTAATTTAAATTCAATTAGTAATGCAACTGTATATAGATCACGAGTTGAGCCAGTAGCTCGTGGTGAAAGTCCAGCAGTAATTATTGAACCAGTTGAGGATCAACCTACAGATACAAGTTTTTTTGATAAGTTAGATTGGACAATGCGAGTTAGAATATCAACAATAGTCAGAACAACATCTCCTGATGATGATTCTGATATTTACACCCAACAAGTACATTTAAAATTAATGGCAGATCAAACTATAAATGGGTATGCTTTGGATTTAACGCCAGATCGTACTGATTTTAGCTTGGTTGAGGCCGATGTACCTATGGGTATAGTTAGTCAGGATTTCATTGTACGCTATCGTACAAGTAGAACTGATTTAACATCACCTTAAATTATGGCTAAACTAACTACTGAAGTACCTAACCCAGGTCAAGGTGGAACATATATGTTTGACCCTGACTCAGGAGAAACTACACTAGTACCAGAAACCGATTCCTCCACTGACAATGGCACTAACAAGAAAAACGACACTACTAGCAAAGATTGAATCAACTTATGGGACTAATCCCTCTCCTGTAGGTGGTTCAAATGCTATCCAAGTTACTGATATAGAAGTAACACCGATGGACAATGACAATGTAGAAGTTCCTACATTTCAAGGTTTTCTCGGTAACAGTACAAGAGGTACAATACTTGCTAACAAAAGAGTATCAGTATCATTTGGTGCTGAATTATCTGGAAGCGGAGCAAGAGGTACGGCATCTGCTCTCTCACCTCTTTTAAAAAGTTGTGGATTATCAGAAACGATAGTTGGTTCTACAAGTGTTACCTATGCTCCTGTTAGTGCATCTTTTTCAAGTTGTACAATTCTTTGTTTTTATGATGGCACTCGTCATGTACTTACTGGTTGTAGAGGAACAGCTACAATAACAATGGCTGCTGGTCAATTTGCTTCACTTCAATTTGAATTTACTGGTATTTATAACGATCCTGATAGTACAGCAATGTCTGGTACTTTTACTGTTGCAAACCAAGCTGCTGCTTTAGAAGTAAATAATACAAACATAACAACTGCGACTTTACATGGTGCAACTTCACAACGTATTGAATCTTTTGATTTAGCATTGAATAATGAAGTTTCATATAAAGAGACAGTATCAAGTAAAGAAGTATTAATTGTAGATCGTGTACCAGGTGGTACTGCTGTAATTGAAGCACCAGTAAGATCATCTACTGACTACTTCCAAAGAGCCAAAGATACTGCCACTGCTAACTCACAGATTGTTTTAGGTGCAACAGCAGGTAACATTGTTACTGTTAATGTTCCACAAACAGACATAACAGGAATTACTTATGGTGATACTGCTGGTGTAAGATCACTAAACCTACCTTATTTGGCAAAACCTACAACTGCTGGTAATAATGAGTTATCTATAGTAATGACTTAATTTATGGCATTAGTTTTTAAAAAGGTTACTGAATACGATTGGCAAGTAACTATCGAAACACCTTACAAAGGTAAATTTAAGAAAGAAACTTTTACGGCTAATTTTAAAAATGTTAGTCGTAAAGATTTTGATGATCTAATAGATTCTGGTGATGAAAATTTTATTAGAACTATTTTATTAGGTTGGTCAGGTATTAAAGATGAGGATGGTAATGAATTTGAATATAATGAAGATAATTTACAAGCAATCTTAAATAATCATTTTATGGTAAAAGGCATAATTGAAAGTTATGCATTAAGCATGAAAGGAGCTTCTGAAAAAAACTAAAAGAGGCTGCGAAATATTGGTATCAAGGTGAGGTTATAGATGAAAGAGAAAAAGCATTAGAAGCATTTGGTGCAACACCAGAACAAATCGCAGCCACTGTAGATCAAAATACAAAAAAAGAATTAGTTGTATGGGATGAAAATAGACAAATAGTTAATATGTTTTTTAAGTTATCTACTCAATGGTATGTAAGTATGAGTGGATTTACAGGAATAAACTATAAATCTTTGGAATATTTGTGTAAAATATATACAGTAGAAGATTCTGTTGCTATGTTTGAAGGAATACAGGTAATGGAATACGAAGCTTTGAAACTAATGCAGAAGGATAAAAAATAATGGCTGTTAATAAAACCGAATTAAAAGTATTAGTTGGGGTTGCAGGTACAGAAAAACTGCGTGGACTTACAAGCAGCTTAAAAAAATTAACAGATACTACAAAATTAACAGATAAAGCATCTAAGCAATTACGAAATAATCTAAAACAACAATTTAGTAATGCTGGTCGTTCTATAAATCAAACCCAAGCATTAGCTAGTTCATATAGACAACTAGCAAGAAATGTAGATATGACAAGTAGAGAATTTAGAGAAGCAACTAGAGAAGCAAATAAATTAGATAGACAATTAGCAAAAATGCAAAGAAGAAATAGAGGTGGTATAGGTGGCAGGTTAGGTGGTGCTGCAAAAACTGCTGGTGCTATTGGTGCGGCTGGTATTTTTGGTGGTGCAGAAGGTGCAATAGGAGCAACTATTGGTGGAATTTTTGGCGGTTTGCCTGGAGCAGTTGCAGGTGGAGTTGTAGGAACACAAGTTGGACAGTTTACAGGTGCATTAGCAGAGGTTGCTAATTACACTGCATCGTTAAAAAAACAAAGATTAGCATTAAAATTAGTTATTGATGACACAGAAAAATATAATAAAGCACAAGAGTTTTTAGCTAAAACAAGTGCAGAGCTAGCTATACCTCAAGATGTTATTGTTCGACAGTTTACAAGTCTTACAGCTTCTGTTGTAGGTGCTGGTAAGTCTGTAGAAGATGCACAAGAAGTATTTTTATCAATTGCTTCTGGTATAAGAGGTACTGGTGGTTCATTAGAAGATATGAGGTCAGCTATGGTAGCGACTGCTCAGGTATTTTCAAAAGGAAAAGTGTCTGCGGAAGAATTGCGTCAGCAACTTGGTGAGAGACTTCCTGGAGCTTTTACATTATTTGCTGCTTCTATGGGTAAGACACCTGCTGAATTAGACAAAGCATTAGAGCAAGGAAAAGTTACTCTTGATGATTTCTTAGGATTTAGTAAGCATTTATTTAACGAATATGGTGAAAATGCAAAAATCTTAGCAACATCACCTGCTGCTGCTGGAGATAGGTTAGCCACAGAGTTTTCTAATTTAAAAGATAACTTTGGTGGTTTGTTTGCAAATATTGGTGCTTTATTTCAAGATCAAACAACAAATACATTAAATTTTTTTAATACTAATGTAGATACTATCAAACAAGGAGTTACAGATATTATTAATATTTTTCAAGGTGTTGGTCGTGTTTTAGGAAAAATAACATCAGATATTTTTGGAGTTGTATCTGGAGTATTTGATTTTTTTGTTGGCAATATAAGAAAAGCTTTTAACAAGGTTGCTGAGATGGTTAATTCAATGATGGATGCGTTAGGAGATACATTGCAAGCTTTTAAAAAAATACCTTTACTAGGTGATGCAATACAAAACTTTCAAGACTTTGACTTTAGAATAAAACTTAGTGAAGGTAATCAACAAGGTATAAAAAACTTTTTACAACCAGTATTTGATTATAAAGATGAATTGACAAAACTTTTTGAAGGAAAAGGCAATTTAAGCTTAGAAGAAATATTTGGTACACCAAAATTTGATGAGTTTGTAGAAAATGCAAGAAAAGCAAAAGATGGAATAAATGATATAAATAATGGTCTTAAAGATTTAGGAAATAAAAATGTAACTGTATTTTCTGGCATTAAAGATGGAATGAAATCATATTTTGATTCAATAAAAACTGTGGCAGAAGAAATACAAGGTGCAGTTAAAAATGCATTTCAAGGTATGGAAGATGCTTTAGTAAAATTTGTTATGACAGGTAAATTAAATTTTGCAGAATTTACAAGATCTGTTCTTGCTGACTTAACAAGAATTGCAATACGCCAAGCTATGTTAAATGTTTTTGGTGGTATATTTCCATTTTTAAAAAATGCACAAGGTAATGCATTTGGTGCAAATGGTGTAATTCCATATGCTAAAGGTGGTGTTGTAAATTCTCCTACTGTATTTCCATTCAAAAATGGTGTTGGCTTAATGGGAGAGGCTGGGGCAGAAGCTATCCTTCCATTAAAACGTGGTCGTTCTGGTAACCTTGGGGTTGAAGCTTCTGGCTCATCTAATAATATTGTTGTTAATGTTGATGCATCTGGCACTGAAGTGCAAGGTGATGATACACAATCTAGTCAATTAGGAAAATTAATTGGTTTAGCTGTACAACAAGAACTTGTCAAACAACAAAGGGCTGGAGGATTATTATCTAGAGCATAATTATGGCTACACATCCAAATATAGTTCCATCATTTCCAATACAAAAACAAACAACACCTAAAGTCCGCACTGTTGTTTTTGGTGATGGTTTTCAACAAAGATTAACTTATGGATTAAATCAAAATCCAGAAATATATTCATTAAGTTTTGATAATATAACTGAGGAAGAATCTGACGTTTTAGAAGCATTTTTAAGAACTGTTAGTGATACACAAGAAAGCTTCAATTTCACACCACCAGAAGAAGGTACGACAAAAACTGGTACATATTCAAGATCAGCCAGCACAGTAACAATAACAATTACTAATCATGGAATAGCTGTAGGAGATAAAATTACTATTGACTTTACTAGTGGTACTGCTGCTGATGGTGATTATATTGTTGCTACCTCTGTAAATCAAAATACATTTACAGTAATAACAACTGCTAGTGGTACAACAAATGGTAATGTATCAGTTATTTTAAGTGGTCAGAAAAAATTTATATGTAAACAATGGAAAAAAGATATAAATTATGCAAATATAGCAACAATAACAACTACATATGAAGAAGTATTTGAAACCTAATGGCTTATTCTGCTTGGACTGCTAACACAGTTACTACTCTTGGAACCGTTGTTAGATCAGCTTCCGCTATTGTTCCGACTGGTTTAGTTTTTGAATGTACCACAGCAGGTACTACTGGAGCTACAGAGCCTCCTTTTGGTACGGATGTAGGTTCAACTGTCACAGATAATAATGTCGTCTGGACGGCTATAAGCAGTGTATTTGAAGACCTTAATACTTTTGCTCCTGATAAAATTATTGAACTGTTTGAACTTGAATTTGTTACTGAGGTTGCAACTGCTTTAGGTGTGACAAAATATTATTTTCATAATGGTTTAAATGCTGGTTTTACAGGTAATATAGTTTTTAACAGTAATACATATTCTGCGATCCCAATAAAAAGCGAGGGGTTTGAAATGACTACTCAAGGATCTTTACCCCGACCAACTCTTACTGTTGCCAATTTAGATGGTGCAATCACAGCACTTATTAAAACTGTAAATAATGTTCAACGTGCAACAAACCCAAGTCAAACTGCTCTTTTTAATGGAAATGATCTTACTGGAACAACAGTAAGAAGAATCAGAACATTAAGAAAATATCTTGATGGACAACCTGATGCCGACCCTAACGCAAGATACCCTGATCAAACTTTTACCATTGATAGAAAAGTTTCTGAAAACAGAGATATAGTCCAATTTGAATTAGTTATGCCTGTTGATAAACAAGGTGATATGTTGCCAAAAAGACAGTGTGTATCTAATATTTGTCAATGGGTTTATAGAAGTTCAGAATGTAGTTATTCCGCTACAAATTATTTTGATATTAATGATCAAGCCGTTGGTAGTGCTGCACTAGATGTCTGCGGTAAAAGACTAAGTTCTTGTAAAGCTAGATTTGGACAATATGCACCTTTACCTTATGGATCGTTTCCTAGTCTTGGTATGTTGAAATGAATCTTACAGAAGATATTAAAAAAGAAATATTAGATCATGCAAAAGAAGAATCACCTAATGAATCTTGTGGCCTTGTACTTATTAGGAAAGGAAGAACAAAATATAAAAAATGTAAGAATATAGCTGAATTACCTAAAGAATGTTTTGTTTTAGCAAATGATGATTATATAAAAGCTGAAGAAGAAGGTGAAATTGTTGCTGTTGTACATTCTCATCCTTTTTCACAGCCTACCCCTAGTGACGGTGACAAAGTTGCTTGTGAAAAATCTAGAGTGCCTTGGTTTATTATTAATCCAACAATAGAACAATGGGGTTATTGTGAACCATCTGGATTTGAATTACCTTATGTCGGAAGAAAATTTCAGTTTGGTATTATTGATTGTTACTCTCTAGTAAAAGATTATTTTAAAAAAGAATTAAATTTAGAGTTAAGCGATTATTACAGGTGTGATAAATTTTGGGAAAAAGGTCAAAATTTATATGAAGATAATTTTATGAATGAAGGTTTTAGAAAAGTACCATTAGATGAAATACAAAAACATGATGTGTTGTTAATGCACTTAGAGGCAAACTTACCAAACCATGCAGCAATTTATTTAGGGGATCAACAAATTCTTCATCATGTCGGAGAGAGATTAAGTAGCAGGGATTTATTAGGGGAGTATTATATAAAAAACACCGCTTTTGTTGCTAGACATAAATCATTATGAAGATTATTAAAGTTTATGGCGAGTTAAGAAAAAAATTAGGTCAGGCAACTTTTGAATTAGATGTCGATAATCCATCCCATGCAATAAAAGCTTTATGTATAAACTTTCCAGAATTAACAAACTGGTTTTTAAATTATGATGAACAGGGGAATGGTTTTAAGGTAACTGTAGGAAAACAAAAAATATATAAAACAAATCTCAAACCAATGCTAGAACCTTGGTCAGAAAGAGATGTGATGCACATAGTTCCTGTGATTAAAGGTGCAGGTAGAGGTTTTGGGCAAATACTAGCTGGAGCCTTGTTAATTGGTTTAGCTGTTTTTGGTGGCCCTGCTGTTGGAGGTTTTCTTGGAACTTCAGGTTTAGGTAAAGGGTTGTTTGGAGCAGGTCTTTCAAAAGCATTAGGGTATATAGGTAGTGCTTTACTTTTTGGGGGAATAAGTGAGCTTCTTAGCCCAGCACCTCCTAGTTTTAATGAAGCATCAAAGTTACAGTCATTTAGTTTTAGCGGAGTCGTTAACGTGGCAGAACAAGGTTTACCAGTCCCAATTTGTTATGGTCGTGTTATAACAGGAAGTGTCGTTATCAGTGCTGGTCTTAATTCCGAACCTTTAATAATAAGTGGTGAATAAAATATGACAGAAGATAAAATTATAATTAGAGGTGCAGGTAAACCACCCGGCCCAAGAGAGCCTACCGAAGCACCTGATACACTTTCAAGTACTCAATATGCAAGAGTATTAGATTTAATTTCAGAAGGAGAAATTGATCAATTTGAAGATGTTTTTCTTGATAAAACTTCAATAAGTAATTTTTCAGGATACGTTAGAGAATTTAGATTAGGAACACAAAACCAAGCCCCAATTTTAATTGAGCAAGGTATTTTAGAATCTACGACTTCTGTAGGTGTTGCTGTTACACAGGCTGGAGGCCCAATAACACGAACAGTAACTAATACTGACATTGACAGGATTGCGATAACGGTACAAGTTCCAACTTTGCAGATAATTGAAGGTGATGGTGATATTGTTGGACATTCAGTAAGTTTTACAATATCTCTTCAATTTAATGGTGGTGGTTATGCTGTTGTTGCAGCACCTACTATTTCTGGTAAAACAAGTAATGCGTATAGTAGAACTTATAATGTGTCTCTTACTGGTGCTTCATTTCCTGTAGATATAAGATTAACAAGAACAAGTGCAGATGAAACCAGTGCAAAACGACAAAATAATTTAAATTGGACAAGTTTCACATCAATTATTGATGAAGTTTTAAGGTATCCAAATAGTGCTTTACATTTTTTAGAATTTAATGCACAAAATTTCAATAATATTCCAGATAGACGCTTTTTGATACGTGGAATTAAGGTTCAAATTCCGCACAATGCTTCAGTAGATACATCAACTCATATTGGAAGAATTACATATAGTGGTTTATTTAATGGCACGTTAGGGGCTGCAACATGGACAAATGACCCTGCGTGGTGCTTGTACGATCTTTTAAAAAATACAAGATATGGATGTTCGATACCAGATGCACATTTAGATAAATTTGATTTTTTTGCTATTTCTCAATATTGTAATGAATTAGTAAGTAACGGTAAAGGAGGACAAGAACCGAGATTCTCACTTAACTGTGTTTTAAATACTAGAAAAGAAGTTTTTACCGTAATTAAAGAACTTACAAATGTTTTTAGAGGGCTTGCATATTTTACCGCTGGAAGTTTTGTAGTAAAACAGGATAAACCTACTGATTCTACATATGTCATAAACCCAAGCATGGTTGTTGATGGGTTTTTTGAATATAATGGCACTTCTTTAAAATCAAGACATACTTGTGTCACTGTGGCATATCAAAGCTACGACATGATAGGTGAGGTACTTTTTGAAAGAGTAGAAGATGCTGATGCCGTAAGGGTTTATGGTGTAAATCATAAAGAAGTTAGAAGTATTGGTTGTTATTCTCAAGGACAAGCACAAAGACTTGGTAGGTGGATATTAGAAACTGAAAGATATTTAACACAAACTGTAAGTTTTGCAGTATCACAGGATGCTGGAGTTATTCTTTCTCCAAGTATGGTTGTATCTGTTGCCGATCCATTAAAAACTCTTTCTCGTAGAGGTGGTCGTATTCATGCAGCAACAATAAATTCTATAACTGTTGATAGTACAGAAGATATTGGAACAATAACTTTAGGACAAAACCCAAAAATATCTATTGTTTTATCTAATGGATTACTCCAACAAAAAACGGTTTCAGCTATTGCATCTCCAACTACAGCATCAGGTGGAGAAGATACAACAAGGAAAACATTTACAGTAAGTTCTAATTTTTCACAAGTTCCAAGTGCAGGTGGTTTTTACGGAATTGATACAGATAATATAACTCTTGAGAAATTTAGAATATTAAAAGTTACTGAAGAGGAAGACCAAACATATTCTGTTACTGCAATTCAATACGATGGTTCTATTTATGCAAGGGTTGATACTCCTATCTGTACTTCTCCTACACCAAATCCTATAGGGGCAGCCCCAGATGCCGTAACAGATATTGCATTTACCACCTTTTATTATGTTTCAGGTGCAAGTGTTCTTATTGGTTGTGATGTTAGTTGGGTTCATAATGGATTAAGGACTGTTCAATATTTTGTTGAATATAAAATTGATAATGATAATTACCAGCAAATAATTACTACTGTTCCTAATACAACATTAAAAGGTTTAAGGGTTGGAACATTAACTGTAAGAGTCACAGCATTTAATTTTACTGGCGGTAGAAGTTCTGTTTATAGTGAAACTCATGCAATTACACAAAATACTAATCCACCTGATAATGTACAAAGTCTTACTGCTAACCAGATAAGTGCAACACAAGCAGTTTTAAATTGGCCAGCCTCTACCTCAAGAGATGTACTTACAGGAGGTAAAGTTGTAATTAGGCACAGTACAAATGCTAATGCTACTTTTGCGACAGCAGCTTCACTGACATCTGTTGCTGGTAGTGCCACAAGTGCAAACGTACCAGCCATAACAGGTAAATATTTTGCAGTATTTGAAAATATTCTTGGGGTACAAAGTACAACACCAGCGAGTGTTGCCTTTACTGCAACTGCTGGAAACCAAGTTCTAATTATTGATAGAAAAGAAGATACTGACAGTCCAACATTTCAAGGTACTTTTACAGACGTAGAAAAATACAGTCCTCCTAACTATGGAACACCTTTAACTGGAATTGTATTAAAAGGAAATATCTTATGGGATTCTGTCTCTGATGTTGATGCTCTTGCAAGTTGGGATTTTCCAAATAATGTATTGGCGGCTGGAACTTATGAATTTGCAAGTGTTCTTGATTTAGAAGCTGTACATAATGTATTACTTGAAAGAAGATTAGCATTTACAGGCTTTAATGTTTCAACAGGTGCTGCTGTGACAGATGTTGATGCCAAGATTTACGTTAGTACAACAAATGATGATCCTAGTAGTGGATCAGCTACATTTAGTGCTTTTCAAGAATTTGCAACCACAATGCTAAATGCCAGAGGTTTTAAATTTAAAGTAATTCTTACTTCATCCAATACAACCTCAAATATTTGTGTTACTGAACTTGGTTTTAGAATGTTTATGGCTCCTACAACTCAATTCCCAACGGCTCCGATTGCTAGTGGTACATCACAAAAAGCAGTTGCTTTTGCCAATAATTTCTTTACAGGAGTTAGTGCAACTATCGGTGGTGTTGGTGGATTTGTACCGATTGTAAATGCCAACATACTTAATATTCAAACAGGAGATACAATTGCTTTATCATCAATAACAAAATCTGGATTTAATGCTGATGTAAAAGATTCTGGAGGAAGTTTTGTAAATCGTAATTTTGTTTACCAAGCCACAGGTTTGAGATAATATGTATGTAAACGGATTTTAATTGTGGCACAAGACACTTTATCAGTACAAAACGGAACGGGTGTTGCAGTCAGGCAAGCATTTAATACTGCAATGCAAGCAAGTGCCACGAATCAAAGTGGCAGTTCTGCCCCTTCTACAACTT